AAGATCATGAGCATAGATGGCAGTTGTTTCAAGTTTGCTGATCCTCACAGTGTGTTCCTGAGATACAGTTTAGATGGTGTGTACTACAACACCAACAACTATGCCAATCAACACAGCGATATTAGCCACTGGAACCAGATATCTCGCACCTTGGGATTAAACATGTTGCCGTGGAGACAATCCGGTCAGCATATCTTGGTGTGCCTGCAGCGAGATGGTGGTTGGAGCATGAAAGGCGTAGACATGGCACAGTGGGCCACAGAAACTGTCACACATCTACGCAGGATCACTCAGCGTCCTATCTTGATCCGTTCTCACCCCAAAGCACCTGTGGATCTTGGTCATTTGCTCGCATTGCCAGATGTGCATAAAAGCATGCCAGGCAGCAGTCTGCAGGATGACATTCGCGGTGCATGGGCATCAGTGTTTTTTAATTCCAGTTCCTGCGTGGCCAGCATCTTGGCCGGAGTTCCTGTGATAGCTCAGGATCCAGATTGTGTGGCTTGGTCGGTGGCCGGACACGATCTTGACAGTATCGAATCACCTCACATGCCAGATCGGCAGCAGTGGTTGTGGGATCTCAGTGCCGCACACTGGACTGATCAACAGAGTGAGCAGGGTCTGATAGTGCGGAAATTCCAGTCTTTTTTCTAACGCCAGCCCAGGATATAATCGTTACGCACATTGGTGATGATGTGGGCACCCCAACTGACCAAGGTATCTAAAGCCTGATCAACGTCATCATGGCCTACATCTTTGTGTTTCTTGTGTTCAACTACCATGACAGGCCGATCTCGCATGATGGTTTGGCGAGCACCACGCAGTATGGTGTTTTCATAGCCTTCACAGTCGATCTTGATGTAGTCAATTTTGGGAAGTTCAAGGCTGTCTAGTCTATACATGGGTGTGGTTCCGCGTCCCATGGTAGAGGTATCTACATGGCTATGTCCAGTGTTTTCAACCGTGATAATCATGTTGATGAAAGTGTCTTCTTCTCCCAACGCACAGCCTCGTACTTCTAGATTAGATGCGGGAACATTTTTCACCAAACAATCTCGGAAATCACTTACTGGTTCAAAGGATATCACATGAGCAAAGGCCTCGGTGAGATCTCTGCTCCACAGTCCCACATTGGCTCCTATATCCAATGCCAGTGTTCGACTGGGTGTAAGGTTAATGCTTTGTTGTCGGACCGATTGTTGATACACCGGACCACCGCCTTTTTGTATGCTTTTTTTCAGCATGCCGGCAAAGTGCGTATCTTGATCCGGAAACCACCAACCGTGTGCTTGATACATCTATAGGCCTTTCAATACCCGTTGCCAATAAGGCACGTCGTGATGCAGCACCACTTCCTTGGCCTTTGAATGACCTTGGTTCTTGCGTTTGCCTTTGACGTGATCCATGCACCGACCCAATTCTGAATTGATGAATGGGTGTCCAGCCAGCCCTTTGTCATCCACGCTGGGATTGAGATTATGGAATTGATTTTTAGGATCTATTTGGTATTGCTTGCGGACTACATCCCAGATGTAACTATCATGCCATTCTCGTTCTTTGAATATGGCATCGTTTTCATACATACCCACGAAATCTTGGATAAAAGATCGTGTGGCAGCATGATCTAAATTGTACGCCACCCACCCACATTCACTATGATACTTTTCTCCGCGGCCCAAGTATGACATCATTGCTTCTTGAGGACATACCTTGGACAGCCAATCTGCGGTCACCGGGCTGTGCGAATGACTGTCTGCGTCTAACCATATCATCCAGCCCTGGGGAACCATGCCGGCACACACGGCCACGCTGAAAACTTTGTAACTGAATCTCACAGCATTCCAGCGGAACTGCTTTTTTAAGTTGAAAACATCAGGGGGTCCGGCTCGTCCGTGTGCTAGATCATTGTTCTCATGCCGTTGGACGAAATCACGCAGGCTTGGGCGGTTGCCCAAGAGATCGATGATTTTTACATTTGGTTTAGTGGTCCGTGGTTGGCAATTTTCAGTGCATACCAAAAGATCCACATCTGCGGGCCAATACTGCTCAAAGGTATCAATCATTCTCTGACCGTAGGTATCTAGGCCGGACTGATTAAAAGTGGTAATTACGGTATACTTCACGCCGATATTTATGTTCAAAAACATAGCCTATTTTCCTTCTCAATGCGCCAGGAATGCACCTCCGGTCATGTCTGCTGTGTTGTCTGCTCTGCGCCGCGCTGGTGTGCAGACCATCGAAGGTGGCCAAGGCTGTGATGCTGCCTTGATCTGGTCGGTGCTGTGGTCGGGCCGCATGGCAGCCAACCGAACTGTGTATGAACATTATCGATCCCAGAACAAACCTGTGGTGATCATTGACATTGGCGCTTTGCATCGAGGACACACCTGGAAAGTGGCCATCAATCATGTCAATGCTCTGGGCTATTACGGACATCAACAGGATCTGAATCCAGATCGCCCGCGTCATCTCAATATATCTTTGCGATCGCCCGTGCGAAGGTCTGATCATGTGTTGATCGCCGCCCAACATCAGCAAAGTCTGCAATGGCAAGGTCAACCTACCATGGAAGACTGGGTCCAACAACAGATTGCTAATTTAAAACAGCACACTGATCGACCAATCAAAGTCAGACCTCATCCCAGATGTCCACTGAAGAATATTGTAAACATACCCGGAGTCGAAATACAACAACCTAAACATCGCCCGGAGACCTACGATGACTTTGACATGGACCTAGACTGCCACGCCGTGATCAATTACAATAGTGGGCCTGGAATCCAAGCAGCGATGTCGCAGACGCCAGTCATAGTAGATCAATCTAGCCTGGCATGGCCAGTATCTATAAGTATGGATGAACTGGAAAATCCCGCCCATCAAGATTATGATCAGTGGTTACTGGAAATTTCTCACACTGAATACACCGTGCAAGAACTAGAACAAGGACTGTGGTTACAGAGACTAGGTACAAAATTATGAGCGATCGTGTGGTCAACTGCGCCTGCGTGATCCATGGGGACAAGTATGATTGGCAGTATGTAGATCATCTTTATCGCATGTTGACAAGATATATCTCGGGAGAAGTGAGATTACATGTATGGACTGAACCCACTCGACGGGTCCCAGACATTTATATCAAACACGATCTCACTGAGTGGGCAGGAGTGTCCGGCCCCAGAAAATCTTGGTGGTACAAGATGCAGATGTTTAATCCTAAATTTGCTATCACAGGACCAATGCTGTTTTTTGATCTGGATATCGTTATCGTTGACGACATAAATTGGATTTTAGATTTACCGTTAGACAAGTTTTGGGCAGTTAAAGATTTTAGATATCTCTGGCGCCAGGATCGCCAAGAAATCAATTCCAGTATCATGTATTGGGAACCAACCAGGTTTCATTGGATCTGGGATGGATGGACCCGGCAAGATAGATCGGCCACTATTAAACGATTTGCCGGGGATCAGGATTATCTCAATTCGGTTCTACCCCGAGAGCAAATTGGGTTCTTAGATCCTCACAGGATCTTGAGTTACCGATGGCAGATAAAAGATGGTGGCTGGAGCAATCACACTCGCTCGCATCGTAGTCCCGGCTCGGGTGCAAATATACCTGCGGGCTCTTCGGTGATTGTTTTCCACGGAAATCCAAAACCGCACGAAGTACAGGAAAAAGCAATCTCTCAGCATTGGCAATGAAGCGCAGTCCATGGTTGACCACAAAATCCTTTTCGTCTATATTAAGGGTTATGCTGAAGAACACACTCCGCCCCCGGCAGCGATCCAGGGTAGCCCATCGGGGCTTAAAACCTAAGTCCGGGTCTATGGATCTGTTAAAGAATGCTTTAATAAGCAGTCAATCTATTAAAGAATCCTTTAATAATAACTAGGTAAGTGCTTACTAACCTAGCGTTTTAGCGGCGGTTGACCAAAAATACCCATTTTCGTATAATAATAGAACAATAACGCTATAGGAGCATAGACAATGACACAAGTACTAATCCGCAACGGTGAATATCGTCGACAAGATGTATCGGGCCTGCGTTTCACGCTATTGCGTGACTTCCAGACTGACGCCAAAGGCGGCAATGTAGTGGTAGCCAATAGTGGTATATTCCCAGGTATGCCGGAACAGATCCGCATCCGTGTAGACTCAATTGAAGACATCGAAATCACAGGAGCCCGTCCAGTGTCCAAACAAGACAAGGTTGTAGAGTTCGTCAAGCCCGAAGAGACCGACGAGCAGGTCATGGACCGTATCGAGAAACGCTTCTCCATACTTGACGACATGACCAAGGCCGCCATCGCTGGCGACATCCGTGCCATGATCGTTGTGGGCCCCCCGGGGGTTGGTAAGTCCTACGGCGTAGAGTACCAGTTAGAAAAGGCTGGTATGTTTGATCAGATCTCTGGCAAGAAGATCAAGTACCAAGTGATCAAGGGTGCCATGACTCCCATCGGTTTGTATTGCACACTCTACAAGAATTCCGATCCACGAAATGTCTTGGTGTTCGATGACTGTGACAGTATCCTGTTGGACGATGTGGCCCTGAACATTCTCAAGGCCGCCCTGGATTCAGGTAAGAAGCGTCGCATCCACTGGAATGCGGACTCATCGATGTTGCGTCGTGAAGGGGTACCCGATCAGTTCGACTTCAAAGGTTCGGTGATCTTCATCACCAACTTAAAGTTTGATCACCTCAAGAGCAAGAAACTGCAGGATCACTTGGAGGCCCTCCAGAGTCGCTGTCACTTCCTGGATCTGACTCTGGACACCACCCGTGACAAGATACTTCGTATCCGCCAGATCTTCCGCAAAGGTGATCTGTTCCAAGACTACGATTTCACACCCGAGCAGGGCGAACAAATCGTGCAGTTCATGCAAGACAATCATGCCAAACTACGCGAGATTTCTTTGCGTATGGCTTTGAAGTTGGCCGATCTGACCAAGATCGGAGACAACTGGCAAGCCCTGGCTGAGAGCACTTGCATGAAGCACGGTTAGTCTTACCCGGATCGCCACCCAAGTCTAGCTCCTAGGCGATCCGTTTGACACAGGTGCCCGTAAAAAGGCACCTGTTTTTTTGACTTTAATGCTCGCGTCTGCTAATTTAA